TGATAATCTACAGATAAGTGAGGTGATAGACATTGGATAGCGGTCTATCAAAGTATGGATTTAGCAGGAAAACATACAATGAAATACTAGAAGATATGGGAGCAAGGGCTAAAGAGTTATTTGGTGAAAGTGTGAATTTGTCAGAAAGAAGCCCTTTAGGAATGTTTTTACAAACTATAGCGTGGGAATTAAGCAATGTATGGGAAGAAATAGAGGATTCGTACTATAATGGTTCTGCTTTATACGCTGTAGGCCAAGCTTTGGATGATATAGTAAATAACTTTGGCAGAAGAAGATTCGATGGTGTAAAGGCAAGAGGAACTATAAAAATTATCGGAGATGAAGGAACAACGATTAATGCAGGTTTTGTTGTTGGTACGAGAGATGGCTTGTTATTTGAAACTACTAAAGATATAACTATACCAGCAGAAGGAGAAGTGACTGTAGAAATAGAAGCTAAAGAAATCGGAATAGAGTACAATATACCAGCAGAAACTATAACAGAAATAATCAATCCTATGGCCGGTGTGAGGGAAATAATAAACGAAGAACCTACCACAGGTGGAGCAGATATTGAAACAGATGAGCAGTTAAGATTTAGACATTTAGAAGCATTAAGAGAGCCCACTACAGGTGACAACATAGCCCAGTATCGTGTATGGGCTAGAGAGGTAAAGGGTGTAGGAAATGTAAAAGTACTACCTACAACACCAACTAAAGGCTATGTGACCATAGTAATAACTGATAGCAATAATCAGCCGGCCGATGCTGAATTGATAAACGAAGTATTTGAATATATAGATAAGCTTAGACCTGTTAACGCCGGGATATATGTAGAGCCTGCTACAGCGAAAACTATAGATATTAGTGCAAGTGTGCGATTAGCAGATGGTTACAATATACAGGATGTTCAAGAACGCTTTATAGATGCTATAGAAGAATATTTTTCAAATATATCTTTAGTGGAATCTTATGTTAGCTATGCACAGGTTGGAAAATTGTTATTAGAAACTAGAGGAGTTATTGACTATGATGACTTAACCTTAAATGGAAATGTAGCAAATGTTGAGCTAGGGAACGTAGAAGTACCTGTAATAGGAGATGTGGGTTTGGAGGTGATATAGGTTGTTTGTTGAAAAGCTAAACAAAAAGCAAGAGGGAGTATATGTAATAGAAGAGGAAAAAACTATAGTAGATGGTATATGGGAAGGGTATTTAAATCATGACAATGTGAACCGTGAAAGTATATATATTTACACTGGTTCTAAACTAACGGGGGAAAAAGTTGAAAACTATTTTATATCTACACCGTCCGAAATGCCATGGAAAACACATTTAAAAGTATTCTCGGAATCAGAAAAAATCTATATCACATATGAAACTACAGGAGATCAAGTTGAAGCAGAGGATATAAATTTAGTACAAGGTGTTCTAGTTGATGAAATTGAAAGGGCTACATCAGAAGAAAAAAGGATTGAGCTAAAATTAGATAATGAAATTGTAAGGGCTATGGCAGAAGATGAAAGATTAAGCGAAGACGTAGAAGAATTAAAAGAGAAAAAAGCTGATAGAAGTTATGTTGATGCGGAGTTAAATAAAAAAGCTGAAAAAACTGATATACCAACTAAAGTATCACAATTGGAAAATGATGAAGGTTATGTAACACAAGAGGAATTAGAAGGTGTTGGACATGGAGATATGACCAAGAGCGTCTATGATACCAATGATGATGGTAAAGTGGATGTAGCAGAACTAGCTGACAATGTACCATGGACTGGAATAACAAATAAACCAAGCACATTTCCGCCTTCAAGCCACAATCACTCAATATCAGATATAACAGGACTACAAGAAGCCTTAGATGCGAAGATGGAAAAAGGTTCTCTAACTTGGAATGACCTCAAGGGAGTGTAGCCTATGTATGGAGAGTATAGGTATGGAGAATACAAATATGGAGAAGAAGCCCGATTTATACCACCAGATTTAGAAAAATATAGAGTTGACTTAGTGCAATATCTTACATCTAACTATCAAGATGGAGAAGTTATTAAAAAACTGATGCAAATAATAGAAGAAGAATTAGGTGCATTAAAATATTTTAGTATAGATTTAGGCTTACAATCCTCAATAGATAAAGCAACATGGGGATTGAGAAGATGGGAAGAAGAGTTAGGAATAGAATACAATCCTTCTATGTCATATGAGGAGCGTAGGAAAATTATAAAAGCAAAATTAAGGGGCAGAGGTACAACTACAAAAGCTATGATAAAGAATACAGCAGAATCTTTCAGCGGAGGTGAGATTGATGTAATAGAGTATCCAGAGGAGTATAAATTTGTTGTAAAGTTTATTGGAGTAAAAGGTATCCCAAAGAACATGCAAGGGTTTATCAATATGCTAGAAATGATAAAACCAGCTCATCTAATCTATGGTTTTAAATACACCTATACTGTTTGGGACCATATAAAACACTTAACTTGGAATGATGTCAGTACAATGACATGGGATGAATTACGTGTCTACGAAGAGAGAGTGATTGAAGATTGAAATACACAGGGAATTATAACTTAAAGAAGCCTGAAGGTTCTGATGTCGTAAATATAGAAGATTTGAATGATAATGCAGACATAATCGACCAAGCACTCAAAGCACATGATGGTGCGCTTGATGCACATTTGTCAGATGGAACGC